GCTTTTGAACGTAGATCATTTCTTGGATCTGCACCAAATCCTGCTTTAGGTCCTATTCTTGTTCTTGCTTTAGCAACGGTTGTTGGAGATCCACCACCAGACATTGTAACATGTGCGTAGTCATAATTTAGACCCATTTTAATACCTTGAATACCAGATGCACTGTCGTCGTCAATAACAATCTTAACTACTGCACCACCAGCTATGGTTGCTGATGCAACTGCACCATAACCATTTCCTACAATGGCAACAGTTGGGGCAGAAGAGTATCCTGCTCCACCGTCTGTTATATCAATACCACATATAGGACTTGTTGTCGCACTATCTTGAATTGCTATTTGTTGCACGTCTGTAGATGTAGATGTTATATTTCCAGATCCATCTGAATCTAGAATACGAACTTTCTTAACTGGTAAGAAGTTTGCACTTGTAAAGTTTGTATTGTCAACAACACCAACTGTGTATAAGAATTTCCATGCATAACCATCACTTGTTGCAAAAGGCCTGTTACCAGTACCAGAAGGTGCAACTGTAGATGTGTTAGCAGTTCCGTTAGCGCCTCTTGATTGTCTAAGACACACATAAACTTGGTTGTTATCGATCATGGCATAATAGGGCACAGATGGATGAGATACATCTGTATCGTCATATTCACCAAATACTGTACCTGATGACCAGTTAACACGAGGTATAACGAAAGAATAGTTTGCCGCTAGTTTGGCACTTTGCATACTCAATCTGAAATCTCTTTCTTCTCGTTCAGTTATAACTGGCACAGGTGCCGCGTCAGAGTCGTTCCAATCTTCACTTTTACCAAGGGCAATATAATACTTATTTGCCGCTGAATCCGCATCTGCTTGAAACTGAGTCATAAAAAGACTTTTTGTGTTTTGTGTAATTATTGCCGACATGTTATTTTTCTCTCGTTTATGCTACGGTTAGTGCTGGAACTGTACCAGAAGTTGCTTGATTTAAAAGCACCCAAGTTGCTCCAGTCCATATGAGTTCTGCCACTGCGTATTGTGCAAGTGCAACTGTAGTTCCATTTGCGAATGTTTCTGGTGTAATAGTACAAACACCAGCAAGTATATTAACAAATTTATGTATCTGTCCATCTCTTATACCATCAACTAAACTTACCGCAAATGCACCACCGTTACTTGTAATTGTCAATGGAAATTTAGGGTCTGCTGGGCCCGATCCAGTAAGAGTTTGTTTTTTATATGCAAAAGTATTTTCCACAACAATCGATCCAAAGTTTTTAGATGAAAGTGCTAGATCGACATCTGAGTCACTACCATCAGCAGCGACTGTAACATCACCACCCGTGGCAGAGTTAGTTACAGTAAGAAAGTTTACCGCACTGCCAGTGGCAGGTGTTTTAATAGTTTCGTTACCACTAGTGTCATTAAGTTGTGCTACTTTGGGTGTTGTAAGAACAGGACTAGTTAAAGTCTTGTTTGTCATGGTTACTGTATGAGTTTTGAAAACAAACTCGTCGGCCGCACCTAATAATGGTAATGTTATATTTCTGTCTGCCGCTAAGTTACTTGGTACAAATACATATTGATGATCTGCGGCTGCGTCGTTAATTTGTGGTGTAGTTATTACAGGTGATGTAAGAGTTTTATTTGTTAAAGTCTCAGTTGCAGTGATAAGAGAAACAGTACCAGTTAGATCTGGAAGTGTGATTGTCTTGTCACTAGAAGTCGTATTAGTAAAAAACAGCGTGGTTTCGTGAGCATCTGGTGTAGAACCTTCAGATATAACAGAAGAAGCACCAAATGACATAGTAGTAGTTGGTGTACTACTGTCACCCAAAATCCTATACACTTCATCGAAGTTGTTGTTGATCTTGGTTGTAGCGGCACGAAGTGTGTCGCCAGTATTGTCGTTCGCCAACGTTCCGTTATTTATTATTTCTCTTGCCATTTTCTAACCTTACTAAGTTAAATCTATTTATAATAGTTATTATGCTGAATCTGTATAATATTTGAAATCATCTGCGTCGATAGTAACTTGACCATCAGACATTCTAAGAACACCTTTTCCGAGGTTGCCTGTAAGTCTACCATCACTATCCTGATCCATTCTCTGTGAGTTAACACGTACAACGTTGACCAAGTTCTCGAATGTGTTATCCAAGTGACCAAGTGTACCAAGATAATTGGTATCACTGTCTGTACCACCGATTGATGCGTAGTAATCGAACCTTGATTGATCAAGATCAATTCTGTATCTACCACCAGGTGTTGAACCTTCACTATCGTATGGTTTCGATGTTGTACCGATAATACCAGTTGCAGACATCATCGCTCTTGGTGAGAAGGCTGCTGTACCCTCGAATGTTGGTATGTTATTATCTGCGATAGAAATCGGCATACCATCAAATGATATATTTGTATTTACACCTTCAATAAGAACTGAAGCACCAACATACATTCCACCTGGATGTGCAAACAGTTTATACATGTCCATCCAGTCAGAGGATGATATACCAAGTTTTATGAGTATTCCCCAAAACTGATATATTGTATCATCTGTTATATATAATCCAGATTGAGGACCTATTGCATCTCCAACTTTCATCACTAAATTTTTACCATAAATGATCTCTGGTGTCTCACCAAAGAACAATCTAAAGAAACGTTCTATACCAAACTTTGTACCTTTTGATCTATAAAAGTTATTGGACAATTCAGAACCAACACGTTTATCAATCGCACCACCAGCCGCGGTATAACTTTGACCCAGAAGAAGTTCGTCTTCAATAAAACTAACATTCTCTATCTCCGTTTGAGTTATATCTCGAAGTGTGGGGATATTTGCTAATTGATAACCAAAGTTCCTGTCACTATCCCATCCATATGTTACCATCCCAGTTCCAGCAGAATCTGCTTCTTTTTGTCTCTGAGAAAAAACTTGTTTTCCAGCAGTAGAAAAACTGTGATCAGAATCTAGAGTATTATAATATGTCTCAAGAAATGATATAAGTTTAGGATGATCCGACTTGTAATAGTCAGGAAGAACATCCTTTACTATACTACCAGTAAGAGATATCTCTCGTCTGTTTAGATCTTTGAGGGTACGATCACTCATTTTTAATTATCCGCTGATACTGATACAGGAGTTGTTACTGATTCACTTGTGTCATAATGTAATATGTCATTTCTTAGTGGTGATATTGCTGATTGATTGGCGGGTAGAATTGATAATTTAATATCTCCACCACCACCGAGGAGACCCGAAGGTCTGAATGAAACAATACTGACTGTTCGTTTAGTTGCATCATAACTACCTATGTTATCCACAACTACAACTCCGTTACCAGCGTTGATAACTTGTAGTTTATTACTTGAATACCCAACTCCGTTTGTTGCATAAGTTTCATTAACAATTCTACATGTCACACCATCTATTGTAAACAATCCAGACCTAACAACAAAAGTTTCAGCCGTTGGAGTGTTAGATATAACAGGTTGTGCAATGTCAGATGGGAATGTAAGGGTAAACGTGTTATTAACGTTTATGACCGCAGTAATTCTTTGTTGCATTCTTATGACTGCACGAGATGAAAGAACAGCAGGACTTACTTCGTCAACTAAAGTTAACAGATTAGACCTACGGAATGATTTACCAAATTTTCCTAATGTTTTTGCAAAATAACTAGACACTTCGGTGTTGATCAATGCTGATATCGCTTGAGAAGTTAATGATGTCAATTGTGGATTGATCTGATAGAATATATCAGCTTCGACAAATGTATCAACTGGATCGGTGAATTCTATATTAAACGATACAACTGCAAGTTGATTTACCAAATCAATTATTGATGATTTGGTGTCTGTCTGTTTTTGTGCGGTAACATCATCTTCGAAATCTATTGATGTAAAGACTGTACCAAATTTAGGATTATAATCGTCTTCGCCACCCCATGACACAATATCGTTTATGAGTGTTGAGAAGTTACGTAGAATAATAGATGTATAGTCTTCGGGTGTAACCATTCTGTTTTGTGTCGCATATTGGAATGGTGCATTCTTTCGAATTGATTCTATGCTTTCTCTATCATCACCACCAACAGATTTTCCTGGAACAGATGCTGTAAGAGAATATGCAGTTCCAAGGACAGTGACTGTACTTGTTGGTGTATAAGATGTCGCACCGTTTGCATCTTTGCCATGAGTAGAAATATATTCAACTTCGATTGCGTTTCCTGCCTGTGGTGCTTTACCAAGAACACCAGCAGTCTGGCCAGATGCAACAGAACCAAATGACAAATGGTAGTATCCGTTAGGGGCTTCTTTTAGAATGTAAATAGTAGAATTTGTATTAATAGTCGTGGCGTCGGTTATATTTGTATATACAGTATTTGTAGTTGCACCATATGAATCATAAACTCTTACAATTGCTGTATCACCATCTAGGTTTAAATCTGGAATGATATATACGTCTGCTTCATTGTATTCACCAACTAGGAATGTTTTAATTTTGGTTGTTCCTTCGAAGATAGGAATTACCGAACTGTCATATCATCAACTGCCGCAGTAAGTTTAGAAAATGCAGGAAGATCTATTGTAGCAGGCCTACCACTTACCGCCGATAGATCAACTGATATCTGTGCTGTACCTTGTGATGAAGTCTTACTATCAGGGATATATCCAATACCAGTAGCAAGTGACACAACACTTGATCTAAGTTGTGCAGTACCAAGGAATGATTCGTTTAAGGCAAAGTTAGTTGTTAAACCATTGATGTGCGTATTGTATGCAAGAACGTCAAGTATGTTAGACAATCCTGATGCTTCAAAATCATAGTCTTTGAATTCTGTTTGTGATCTCAGGTAATCTTTTAGATTCGCCTTGATGTTTATAAAGTCTAATGCGGTGGATTTTATAGTTGTTGCCATGTTATCTTAACCTTGCCAGTACGATTGATAGAGATACTTCCTCTTGTGTGTTTACTACTTGAAACGTGATAGATACATCTACTGCATTGCGATCTGGATTTGAGTTTGCTACAACTTGTAATGTTCTCGCTCTTGGTTCAAATCTATTAATTGCAGATGCTATATTATTTTCAATTTTCTCTTCTGCGTCTACATCCGCTAATTCAAATAACAAGCCTTGAATATTAGCACCAAAACTTGGCATAAATGGTTTTTCTGCGAAGTTAGTCATAACCAAATTTTTAACTGCTTGTTTAACGGCAGATGCTTCTGTTTTCTTAAAAATCTCGCCACTTACCGATTTACTGGTAAACGTAAGATCAATGTCTTTATATTGAACAGACCGAGATCCAATGATCGTCGATACACTTGGATTTCCGTCTTCTACTGCAAATGCTTTGGCCATATTCTTCTCTTTTAATATTTACCTTTATTTATACCCGAATTGCAGGTACTATTGACTTATCCACTTTACCTAGAAAATTTATATCAATATAATCATCTATACTAATTTTGCCATTTCGTAAATTTGCGGGAGGTTTTTGTGGAAACTGTGTTGGATAGAAATGTCCAGAATCTCCTGGAATGTCATTATGCATATTAAATTTATCCATAGATCTCCTCATCCTTCCAGTGTATTCCTCAAGACTTCCAGGTTGAGTGGACGATCCAGTTTGCCATACACCATCAACATATATTTGGACATCTATTGCACTACTGTAATTGTGCCATGAATTACCACCAGCTGCACCTACACCCGATTTTTTCATTTTATTTGACTCTGAAAAGGATCTGAATGCCCAGTCTATTTTTACGTCCCTTAAATCATCTTTGTTCAATGCTAGGTAATCTATAATACCTTTTGCCATTTGTGATCTAATATGAGGTTTCAACTCATTTATTTTTTGTGCAAGAATTATACTAAATCTGGCAGAGTCAGAAAAATCAGCAGCAGTATATATTATACCTTTACCTTTGTCTGTATAAGACACAGGAGATATAATATCTTCAACAGTATCCAAAGTTACTTCAACCAAATCTGAGTTTGATTGGACACTACCATTCCAGATAGTTTCTAGTTTATAACCAGCAAGTTCTTTTATTCTGTAGTCTTTATCAATCTTCGGCATAGTCACAATAATCTGAGTATTGATCGTCTCTTCTGGCTTGTTTTTTGTTGGATTAGGTTCTATTGTATCGTAGTCCAACGTAATCTTTTCGTATACACTTAATTGATCTGAAAGATAGGCTGCGAACTCATATGAAACATCGGTTACATTTCTATTTTGTTCGTCATATAATTCGTATGTAATCGCTTGACCATTTGTTCTAAGATCTGGTATACTTCCTTTAGTTGGTTCATTGTCACCTGTCCATGCATAAGTGCCCTCTGTAACAACTATTTTATGATTTTTAAATCTACCTTCGTTGTTTCTACCTAGTTTTAAAACTTCTGTTTGAAGTAACAACTGTGATGCTAGTCGAAAACGTTCATCAAATGTCGCCAAATGATTTAATGTTCCCGAACCATTTTCTCCAGCAAGGAATGTAGATATAGGAATTGCCGCTGCTAATAGGGTTTTTGATGTAATCATGTTAACACCTCGCGTGGGGTCTAATGCATTAGGATCGTATTTGGGATCAGGTGAATAACTTTTTAAGTTTCTTTGTCCACTAACAAGGTTCGTGTTTGCACCGTAACCCATTGTTTCATATGGAAGATATGCTGAATTTCCGTTTGTTACTCTGCCGATAGATGGTGGAACTTTTTGAAAGTAATTATCTGATAACAATCCTTCTTCTATCAACGATTCTAAAAACTTTGAATTGCTTGCCTTTACAGGATCTTTCAACGCTGCTCTTGCGGTTCTTACTGTGTATTTTGTCTTGGTAAATTTCTTCAATAATGTATCACTCGCATCGATTGATATTTTCTTAATACCTCTTGGATCTCCACTTAAATGATCTTTAATAGAATCGTCACTTGGGCCTTTACCGTCACGTTTAAGATTGGTATCAACATCCGTGATCGTAAATCCTAAACTAGAACCAGCGTGCGGTGCAGAAGAAGGGTGATTTCCAGCTGTATTTGCGCTCATTGCTTCTAGTGCAGTATCTTGAAGATCACCGTGGAACGTAGGTGCAGTTACACCCTTGTCAAACTTCGCACTTCGACCATAGTAATTTAATCCGTAGAAGAAACTTGAAGCACCACCGAAGATACCTTGTTT